AGGGGAATAAATCCCCTACCAACCTAACCAAATGTTTTGACCATTTCATTTACATGATCATTTTCTTCTATTGCCTCATCAATAGCCTTTCTTCCGGCATCAGCTATATTGAACTTGGCTACTAGATCATTTGAGAATTGATCAAGCTCTGCCTGTGTCATAATCAAACCATCTCTTTGCTTGCCTGTCTTAGTTTTAAGACCACACAGCTTATCAATGATCTGATCTAGAGGAGACTTAACATCCTCGCCCTTGTTATGACTTATAAGTTTTGCTTGCGAGGTTATGCCTAGCTCATCAAACAAATCTATAACAAACTCTTTAGTACAGTTTGATTTAGGTAAATCATGCTTTGCACAAAACAAAACACAATTTCTTTTGAACAGATCGCTTTGGGTATCTGTCATGTTACAGGCTGTCACTAAGGTAGTTAGTATTTCTGTACTTGATGCCTCAGAAATATTCGCTGTGTCGTTTCTTGGTACTGATGCAACAACAGGCATTAAAGTTGCAAACTGATCGACCTTTATATCGCTCATCTCAGTAGCATTATTTTTATTTAAGCCTTTAAGGCTAACATGTCTCGCCTCTTGTGTGGCTAACTGCTTGGCTATGTCGTTTGATATTATTGATTTTTTAAGCATCGTCTTGATCTCCTTGGTTGGTTTGATTTGTTGATTTATTATATCCTTGTCAATAATTGGATTGACTAGGTCTCTTCTTAAATATCGATAGATTGCTTTGAAACAATCGCCATGAGATTTGCTGTGAGTTTTAGCAAACCTTTTTATTTTAGGTGCTTGGATACGTTGCACTAAATGACTGACCTCATGACTGACTGTTATTAAATATGCATGATTTAAATTGAGACATTTTCTGCCCCCAATTTGAGGATCATTATCATAGCTTTTATATTCTCTCTGATAATGTTCTTCATCTATATGCTGATAATAACTAAGGTTAAACTGCATAGCTGATACTGTATTATTTCTTCCATGTTTAACATATGTGGCATTAGCAGATTTATTTACGATCCTTGTAACAGCCACAGCCTTATCAACATCTGATGTAGTAATGTTTAGCTCATACTCTTTTTTCTTGAGGTGGTTCATACACTTACGAACCATTTTCTTGATTGTATTTGTATGGGCAGTAATTTCTTTTTTAGAATAATTATGTTTCTGCATTTGGTAACTCCGGTTTGTTTGTTTTTATTCCAATACAAAGAGTAATAAGTACTACTCAATGTTTCGACCTCTTTAGGTCTCGTCAGTTGGACTTTTTAATTCGTCAGCAAAATATGAGACTGCTTTATCCCATTGTTTTGATAGCCTGTTGATTGGTGTATAATACCAACCACCATGAGTTTCAGCTCCTCCTTGTACTGCATAGTCTCTGAATTTTCTTTCATGTTTTGAAATATTAATTATTCCATCAACTATTTGCATGACGTAATGCAACCTATAAACATATTTGAAGTTCGTGTGTTTGGTGGTTCTCGTTTCATTCATGATTTCTTTTTTGATTACTTGTCTCATGTTACAGCTCCTGTTGATTATTTACTTGATTTTTTAGCCATTGCTAAAATTATGCCATGATAGGTATCAGATGCACTTACTTGACTTTGACAGTTCTGTCTCAGTATAGGCATTAGATAATCCATTGAGTTATACAACTCATCAAACTTAGCTTTTTGATTGTCTGTCATTTATGAACTCCATTGTTGATTAACTGTTTCACTCTTTAGAGATCGTCAGACCAACTACACAGTTGGTTACAGTATTTTATTAACATCGACCTAATTCACAGTAAGGCTTTAATCTGAACCTGTGAGCCTCGAATTTCACGAGACAGTCTTTAAGTCTTATCCGGGGATGTCTGAGCCGGATGTTTGAACAATGGTTAACATGTTAAATATAGTATGAACCAAGGTGCTAACTCCTTATACACCCATGATAAAGGGTGTCAACTATATAATTACTTAGTTGGGTTAACATATATTATCTAATGTTTACCTGTATTCTTTTATTACTTTAAAGTTTACGTAAAGTTTTTATCAGATGGTCTGTAACGTATAGTGGACAACAAAAACCTTGAAACATAAAAGTATAACTAATGATACCTGTATGGGCTAACATGGTCTGTATGACCTTTAAAAGGCTGTTAATAGCTACAATAGTTTTGATGCCTTATAGTCTCTTCACAAAAGGCACAAAAATCTTTTCCATATTCTATCCATTCACTAAAACCCAAATCATACAGCCTGTAAGCATAGATAGAATAAGTCTCAAAGAAATCTTCATCTATATTTGAATAGGTAAAATAGAAATAATCTTTTCCCCTGTATAAACATAGGTTTTGGTTATCGATCTCATTTAGTATTGTTTTGATTTTTATCTGCATTTAGTAACTCCAAAGTTAATTAATTTAGTATCTATGACTAGTAAGGTTGGTGAGGCATTTTTCTTGGATTTATTTTAATTATGTTTATGACCTACAAACAAAGGTAATTAAATGTTATCCTGTTTTAGAAGTGACCTGCTTAGAAATAGCAGAGTAAAAGTTTACGTAAAGTTTACAGGTAATTATATTGGAGGATTAAAATGACAGATAATAAAGACAATAAGCCAAACCTAAAGCTGTTAAATGGTGGCAAGTCTAACCAAGATAAGACTAAAAGAACTTCTGCTGTTGGTGTGGAACTGACAGCTAAACAGCTTGGGTTCTGTAAGGACATTGTAGGAACAGGAGGCAAGAAAGGTATGACGTTAGTCGATGCATATCGTAACAACTACAATGTCTCTAAGGATATTAAAGGCAACAGCCTAAGAGCAATGTCTTCTAAGTTAAGAGCTGACGTTAATATAACATTAACTATTAATAGGTTATTGGATCAAAAGGATAGTTTGCAACGCATGCAGACAGTCTCTTTAGGAGAACAAATAATACAGGACTTGTTAGCGTTCAGTAAGGATGAGAACATTACAGATAGTGTACGTGTTAAAAGTTTAGAGCTTGTTGGAAAAAATCTAGGGCTATGGACTGATAAGATAGAGGTAGATAATAAACAGGATAGATCGTCAGCAGATATAGAACACGATCTAATTGGTAAGCTCAATGCATTGATAAAGAAGTAAAGCTGTATAATAAGTTTATGGCTGTTTACGATGTACCATTAAAACTATTTACAGTATATGTTTACCCCACCTACTCCCTATCCCCCCTGTATAGATGGCCGCCTCCTCACGCACGTACATTGAGTGTTGCACAAGTAAATTCATAAAATTTTACAAGGGGGGTACCCCTTTTTTATTTTCAATACAGATGTCTATAACCCCAAATATATATAAATAAGTAAAAAAAAAATAAATGATTCCTACCCATTGACGTATTTATAAAAATAGTTTATTAAAAAGATGTTTTGTTTGTTTATATAGTTATATAGTTATATATAGTTATATATAGTTATAACCATATAGATGTTTATAACAGTATAGATGGTTATAACCATATAGATGGTTATAAACTAAAACAGAGGAACATTTATTGTCAGACAATGTGGTGAACATAATTGATTACAGATCTTCTGTTAAAGAAGAAAGCTGGTCAGAAGATGACGGATCTTATTTTGACGAAATGGAAGACCCGGTAATGATTGGTTGGGTTGTGGATGAGTTTGGTGATAAGACGTTAAGTATTGCCTCTGCAGTAGATACCGTACAATGCCTATGGATGATAGACTTAGCTAAATCAATAGTGGAAAGCCGACCTCCTAAGTGCAGGAATGATAATGAATGATCTGGCATCCCTTCTTAAAGACAACTTAAAAGATATAAAAAATTTACCGGCAAGTCAGCAAAAAGAAATACTGGCATTAATGGAAGAGCTTCAATCATCTAAAGATAAAGATGCAGCTAGAAAAAACTTTCTCCCTTTTGTTAATTTGATGTGGCCTTCTTTTATTCATGGTAGGCATCATGAGATTATGGCAGAAGCGTTTGAACGTGTGGCTAGTGGCAAGTTAAAAAGATTAATAATCAATATGCCTCCAAGACATACTAAGTCAGAGTTTGCTAGTTATCTTTTTCCTGCTTGGTTCTTAGGGCAGTTCCCTGATAAGAAAGTTATCCAGACAGCTCACACTGCAGAACTCTCAGTTGGCTTTGGTAGAAAGGTTCGTAACTTAATACAGAACAATGACTTCCAATCAGTGTTTCCCGGAATAGAATTATCAACTGACTCTAAAGCGGCTGGTAGATGGAACACAAATAAACGTGGTGATTACTTTGCTATAGGTGTTGGAGGCGCTGTAACAGGTAAGGGTGCTGATATTCTTATCATTGATGACCCTCATTCAGAGCAAGAAGCTACAATGGGTGAATATAACCCTGATGTTTATAATAAAGTTTACGAATGGTACACATCTGGACCTAGACAAAGACTACAACCGGGTGGTGCAATCATACTTGTGATGACAAGGTGGTCTAAAAAAGATCTTACAGGGCAGATTATGACTAAATCTGTTGAAAGAGAAGGGTCTAATGAGTGGGAAGTTATACAATTGCCTGCAATTATGCCGTCAAAGAAACCATTATGGCCTGAGTTTTGGAGTTTAAAAGAACTAGATGCACTAAAAGCTGAATTACCAGTAGCAAAATGGAACGCACAGTACCAACAGGACCCTACATCGGAAGAAGGTGCATTAATAAAGCGTGAATGGTGGCAGGAATGGACTAAAGAAGACTTACCAGCATGTGATTCAATAATTCAATCATGGGACACAGCCTTCTTAAAAACGCAAAGAGCGGATTATAGCGCTTGCACAACGTGGGGAGTCTTTCATCAGCCCAATGCTGAAGGAATTATGCAGCCAAATCTTATATTAATTGACTCATACAAAGAAAAACTAGAATTTCCAGAATTAAAACGTGCAGCTTACGATAAATACTGGGAATTTGAGCCAGATCAAATGATTGTAGAGGCAAAAGCTTCCGGATCTCCTCTTATTTTTGAACTTAGAGCTATGGGTATACCAGTTACAGAGTTTACACCAAGTAGAGGACAGGATAAGATAGCTAGAGTAAATGCTGTTACGGATATGTTTGCTAGTGGTGTGATTTGGCACCCACCAACAAGATGGGCAGAAGAAGTTATAGAAGAATGTGCAGCTTTTCCAGCTGGAGATCATGATGACTTAGTTGACTCCACTACACAAGCGCTGTTAAGATTCAGGCAAGGTGGTTGGATTAGGACAAGCATGGATGATTGGGACGATGAACCAAAATACACAAGACCAGTTGAATATTATTAGGGAAATTAAAAATGGCTATTGAAAAACCAATGACACCAATGACTAATTTTGATGATTTTGTAGAAGAAACTAAAATAACTGTAGAAGTTGAAACACCAGAAGCTGTGTCAGTTGAAACAGAAGATGGTGGCATGATTATAGATTTTACCGGTGATCAAGTGGATGAAATAGTAAATGGTGGCTTTGATGAAAATTTAGCAGAGCAAATAGACGAAGGTGATTTAAATTCTATGGCAAGTGAATTGATGTCAAACTTTGATTCTGACAGGCAATCAAGAAGTGAATGGGCAAAAAGCTATGTTAAAGGCTTAGATCTTTTGGGAATGAAGATTGAAGAAAGACAACAGCCGTGGGCTGGAGCTTCTGGTGTTTTCCATCCAATACTTACAGAATCAATCGTAAGATTCCAAGCTCAAGCTATGGGGGAGATCTATCCAGCATCAGGACCTGTAAGAACAAAGATACTTGGCAAGTTATCTGTTGAAAAAACGGAACAAGCACAACGAGTTGAGAATGAGATGAATTATCTTCTTACGGAGGAGATGACAGAATACAGAGATGAGACTGAACAGATGCTTTTTAAGTTACCTCTTGCAGGATCAGCTTTTAAAAAAGTATATTACGATCCTATTATGGAAAGACCTTGTGCAATGTTCGTACCTGCAGAAGACTTTGTGGTTTCCTATGGAGCGTCAGATCTTATGACATGCGAAAGATACACTCATGTTATGAAGAAAACAGCTAATGATATATTAAAGTTACAAAATAATGGATTCTATCGTGATATAGATCTTCCTGAACCAGAGCCTGATTATTCAGATATACAAGAAAAATATGATGATTTAGATGGAGAGACAGCTACAATAGAAGATGACGATAGGCATACTCTTTTAGAGATGCACGTTGACATGGAATTACCAGAGCCTTTTGAAGAAGAGGACGGTATAGCTAGGCCATACGTTGTAACTATAGATAAGTCATCAAGAGAGATATTATCCATAAGAAGGAACTATTACGAGGATGACAAAAAGAAAAAGAAAAGACAATATTTCGTCCACTACAGGTATCTCCCCGGGCTGGGCTTTTACGGTACAGGACTTATACACCTCATCGGAGGACTTGCAAAAAGTGCAACCTCAATCCTCAGACAACTTATTGATGCCGGTACGCTGTCGAATTTGCCAGCTGGCCTTAAAGCTAGGGGCCTTCGTATCAAAGGTGATGATTCGCCTCTCATGCCGGGTGAGTTCCGTGACGTTGATGTCCCGGGTGGTGCAATCCGTGATGCTATTACTTTTATTCCT